AGCCTGGACAAACTACGAAGATGTGTTCAGCCGTACTTTGTTTTTGTGCACGCAACCTAAGTTGTTGATCGTCGTTTCTTCGCTATACGAATGCGACCTTCTGCCGTTGTTGAACCTTGTTCGCGGTAATGACAGGCTTCCGTTGTTGTTTGACGAAACATTGCTTCATGTGGCGGCAAGAGACAGCATAATGTACAGTACTGCTAATACTACATCAAAGCCAATCAGAAACTTTGTTGCATCGTCTTTCAACCCCTTCGACCCTTACCCGACAAACACCGAGGACAACACAGAGTTTACAAAGTTGCTGTATGTAGTACCATCGGGTTGGAGTTCGATTTCGGCCGTGCTTGAAACAAACGGCTCTTTTTTGTTCACTTGTGCAAGCGAAAAAAAAAAGATGGAAGCTGTCCGATTTTTCCGCTGTCATGGGTTCCAGTTGGTCACGACGGATCACTTTAAACGGAACCAAACGAGCGTCTACGTTACATGTTCGAAAACGTTTCGGCGGTTCGACGTGGACGAGATACACGTTTTAGACCCTCCAGAAAATCTTGCTCTCTGCGCGTCTCAGGCAACACGTTCGGACGCTCGCGTGTACTTGTACACGTCTTACACCGGACCGTTCGATGAATCTTCCCAGCTGAAAAAATACCGCGAAACTCTGGGTCGTTACGTAGAGCAACACGACGCGTTGCACATGCGGAACGTCGAATCGGAGCTGCAATTACCAGAAATAATAACTGGCCTTTTTGTTCACAACCCTTTGTGGTCAAGGGCATCGTTGGTAGCAAGGGTGCAATGTATTCATAAAAAGACAGATCGCAACTCTATCCTTATAGAGCTGACCCGGATGGTAGAAGAAAAAACACTTGTTACGGACATGTTTGAAACTCCTGGCTACATTGTCTTTTCAGAAAGTTTGTACATTTTTCAACCTGAAATAGATTTTTAACGATACGTGCGGATGTAACGGAACAAATCCGTTATGGTTCACATATAAAGACCTCAACGAAAGCACACAACCTTTCTCGCATGCTTTTATCCCGTGACAGTATTCGCATCCTTGCTTTGTATTTTTTTTGGTTGCTTGCCCATTTTGTAGCTTCGCATTTGTACCCGAAATTATGTACCCCGTACGACTTGCACGGATTTTTTATGTCACCGCTTATGGCGCCTGCGGCCCATTGTACCGCGATGCGATGGATGATCAACCACGGAGGGAATACGATTTGCGGCGGCTGGCTTTTTTTCGGATCGTTTTGCCTCGACTTGTTGACCGTAAGGCATCGTTGATCTGCAGCAAAGGGATGCCGTGCTCTTGGTACCCTTTCCTCAGCCAGCCTACGTATTGTGCGGTCGGAGGTTTGTCCGGTTTCAAGCGGTGTTCGTACGCAAAAACGCGGAAGGCTTTACCATCGTCGGTGTACACTTCGTATTTTTTTTTACCGTACTCTTTGCCCAGTCCTTCGTACCAGTCTAGATCAGCTACGTTCTCTTTCGGAAACGTCCAAACGACCCCGGTCACTTGATGCCCTTTTGCCTTTTCGATTCCGGCGACATGGTGAAAACACAGTTTGTAGTCCGGCAAGGTCGCTACGCCTACATAAGTTGCACTCGGAATGCGTTTTTTGAACTCTTTCGTATCCGTGTTGTGGCCATACGCAAAGTACATTTGTATAGAATAAGCTTACGTTTTTTTACTAAGAAAAGGTTCATAGTATGTATACATGACGTTGGAACTAAAAAGATTCGACATGCGGCAGATTAGTTTTAAGGCACACGAGAACAAAGGACCTGTGGTCGTTTTGATCGGAAGACGTGATACAGGAAAGTCTTTCCTTGTCCGCGACCTTTTGTATTACCAACAAGACATCCCTATCGGCACAGTAATCTCGGGCACAGAGGCCGGAAATAGTTTTTACAGCGAACACATCCCGAAGGTGTTCATTCACGACGAGTACAGCAGCGGCATTATTGAAAATATTTTGAAACGTCAAAAACAATGCATGAAACAAATCGTAAAAGAAGTGGCCATGTACAAAAAGAGCAGCATCGACCCTCGAGCTTTCGTAATCTTGGACGACTGTTTGTACGACAACGGCTGGACGAAAGATAAGCTCATGCGGCTTCTCTTCATGAACGGTCGACATTGGAAAGTCATGCTCATCATTACGATGCAGTACCCTTCAGGCATACCGCCAAATTTGCGCACGAACATTGACTTTGTTTTTATTTTACGCGAACCTTACCTTACCAACCGCAAGCGTATCTTTGACAATTATGCGGGCATGTTCCCGACGTTCGAGTCGTTTTGTCAAGTAATGGACCAGTGCACCGAAAATTTCGAATGCCTGGTCATTAATAACAACGCGAAAAGCAACAAATTGACAGATCAAATTTTTTGGTACAAGGCCGAAGCGCATGCGAACTTTCGGCTCGGGTCAAAAGAGTTTTGGGAAATGTCTAAACAGTTGCCTTCGGACGACGAAGACGAAGCCTACGATCCAAAAGCAACCAAAAAAAATGTGTTGAAAATAAACGTGAAAAAATCGACGACCAAATGGTAAGCTCTTTACAGTGTGCGAGCACCAGGGGCAGCCGTTGTGGCAGCAGCAGTTGTTGCAGCAGTTGTTGCAGCAGTTGTGGCAGCAGTTGTGGCAGCAGTTGTGGCAGCAGTTGCGGCAGCAGTTGCGGCAGCAGTTGCGGCAGCAGCAGTTGCGGCAGCCGTTGCTGAAATGTTCTCTTGCGACATCGTAGGTTTTTTAAAAAGATGGTAGTCGAGGCCTTTAAGTTGGCACATGTTTCTCAAGAAGTCACGAGCTTCTTTAAGTACACGTTTGTCTTTGGAGTTGATGATGCTGAGTAAAACTCGCATGTTCACTTGTTTCGGGTCTTCGTTGTTAGCCGTTTGTTTGGTCGTATCTACAAACTGAAATTGGACAGCAGCCGGAACAGCGGTGTCGGCTGAAGGCAACCCCATACCTTGCGAGTTGTCGCGCATGTTCATCATCATTTGCTGCTTCATCATTTCTCTTCTTCTTCTGCTTCTTCGACCCCCGCCGTTCTTTTTGGTTACTGCAGGCATACACGTTTATACTTATAAACCCATATTTTATTTTACAAAGCAGGCCATTACGTTAAAAGTATGTTGTATAAAAAATAACTACAATACAAAAATGTTGGTGACGCTTTTCACCGTGTTGATGGTCGTATTTATATATTTGCATGTGGTCTACCATTTGAAAACATGCAACGATTTAGAAATCTATGAGATGGAAAGTTTGCCGGATAAGGCTAAATTGGAAGATTTGTGCAATCTAAGGCAGCCCTTGGTTTTCGAATACGAAAACGACGAATTCCTGAAATGCACGCCTGCGCAATTTACGAACAACGCTTTCGATTTGAACGTCGTGGATGTGTCCAACGTCTCTGTTCCGCTAAGTGTCGAGAAGGCAAACAAACTTTTTGAAAAGTCGCCGTACTACACCGACAGCAACGCAGATTTTTTGAAAGATACCATGCTACACAGGGTGTACGAACAAAACGATTACCCCTTGCGCCCTCCGATGGTCGCTTACATCAAGTACGACTTACTTTTCGGCGGTAAAGATGCCATCACAACACTCAAGTACTCCGATTTTTACCGGAACTATTTCATGGTTGTAGACGGTGTGGTCGAAGTGAAGCTCGCCGCGCCGCGCAACGACCGGTTTTTGAACACGCAAAAGGACTACAACCGAAGCGAGTTTTACTCCGACATGAACGCATGGCAGCCTGCAGACAAGATAGCTTCAACGGAATATGCTAAAGTTAAATTTTTAACCGTTCAGTTGAAAAAAGGGCAGACACTGTATCTGCCAGCCTACTGGTGGTATAGTTTCAAACTGCAAGGCGGCGTGGTTTGCTCTTTCCACTACAAAACGTTCATGAACTTGGTCGCGACGTTGCCGGACATCATGGTCGGCGTAATGCAACGGCAAAATACGAAGTTGGTCGTTGCGAAGCCGTTGGAACAATTTATAAAAGAATCAATTTAAAAAATATAAACATTCTCTTAATTAAACGCATGAGTAACAACAGCCTAATTCTAGCAACGTTCACCAAACAGATGGAAGAATGTTTCCAAGACGTCATTCGGGTTTACCCCGAAATTGTCAAACGCGACGTAAGGTTTATGAAGTGCAAACTCTTTTTTGAAACCTTGAAACAAACCAACCCGCGGTTGATGATCGTGTGTTGGAAGACGCGCATCAACGAAAAGTACAGGGAGCAGATCCTTTCGGGGGATCTCAACTTTTTCCTTAAAAAAGACTACAAAGACGACGCGCCAGAATACTACGACAGCACCGTGGAAAATTGCATCGATGACTTACGCTACACGATCCAAAACATGGACCAAAACAACGTCGAGACGGCGATGAAGTACATACAAAATTTGTGCAAGTTGGCCGACATTTACAACGTTTGACAAACTATTCCTCGACCGTTTGAGCCGAGTCAGAACTTTGAACCGGCTTCTTTTTCTTTTTCTTTTTCTTTGCTTGTGCCGGGTCGGGATCTGCTTGAATCGGAGCTTCCGCTGCTGGAGCAGGGACGGGGACCGTTGATTTTTCTTTCAATTTTTGCTGCAAGCGCTCTTTGGTCTTCGCTACTTTTAAATTTTGGTTCAGTTTGCTTTGCATGCC